GCTGTTCACTGCCACACACATCGGCCTCGTCATGCAGCACTTCAACGGTCGCGTCATTGGCGAGTGGAAGCTCAACTGCCGTTACTACTCGGACCCCGACTTCCCATAGAGAGGACCAACATGTACACTATCACTGACAATGGCCTGAACGTTATTCGTTCGTTCGAGGGCCGCGCGTTGCGGGCGTACCAGGACAGCGTTGGTGTGTGGACCATCGGTTATGGCAACACCAACTATGACGCCAATTCCGTCAAGAAGATCGGCAAAATACAGAAGGGCCTGACCATCACCCCGGAACAGGCCGAGGAGCTCTTCGTCGAGAGCATCGCGGTCGGCTACGAGCCTGCGGTGCGCGAGACGCTCTCCGGCAAGCTGGAGGGCGAGAAGGGGCAATGGGCGCACGACGCTGGCACCGGCTTCCACTACAACACCGGCGCCGTGAAGAAGGCCTCCTGGCCGAAGAGCCTGCTGGCTGGCAACCTCGCCGACGCCAAGCTCTCAATCCAGAGCTGGAACAAGGCCGGGGGCAAGGTGCTGGCTGGCCTCACCCGGCGCCGCAACCGCGAGTGGGCCATCATCACCACCGGAGACTACGGCCCCGAGGGCCGACAGGGGCCAGTCGAGATTGGCGAGAACGGACGCCCCACCGGCAAGCAGCTGCCGCCTCCGGCTCACTCCGCTGCCCTCCCTGCCCCGGTTACTCCAGGCGCCGTCGTGGTGCCTCCAGGCATCCTCTACCATGGCTCCTCGGGGCCGGAGGTGACCGAGCTAACGGAGCAGCTCGTCTCCTTGGGCAGGCTCAAGCAGCCGTACGACATCTATGCGGATGAGGTCGAGGCCGCTGTCAAGAAGTATCAAGGAGAGCATCCCAACCTGACCGTCGACGGCCGGGTTGGTCCCGCGACGCGCGCTCAAATCAGGCGTGATCTTGACGCTCGCGCGAAGGTCAAGACGGTGTCAAAATCGACCGTGGCCGTTGGTGGTGTGGCGTCAGCTGCCTCAGCATTTGGCTGGGGTTCCCTGAAGCTGGCGGGCATTCTCGCTGGTTCCGTGGTGGCCGTCGGCTTGATCATCATTGTCATGCAGCACCGGACGGAGATAGTCACCGCCTGGAACCGCCTGCTGGGCAAGCAGGTGGCATAACACCGGAGCTCCAATGGCCGACGTTCTCATCTCCATCGTGGCGTGCGGTGTCTCGCTCGCCGCTGGCGTGATCTTTGCCGACAAGATCAAGGCCCTGTTCAAGGCCAAGGTCGCAGAGGTCACCGCAGACATCAAGGAAAAGCTGTGATCCCTCGCCAGACCATCTTGCAAAGGCTAACCGAGGCCGTCAGTGGGTTGAAGACCATCCTGACGGCAGTGGTGCTGATTGCGCTTGGTCTGGCGCAGGAGTTCCAGGCGATCGACCTCAAGCCGATCTTCACGCTGCTGTTCGGCGAGGACGTGGCCACCAAGCTGATGATCTTCATGCCGGTGGTCTTTGTCGTGCTCCGAGTGGTGAGCACCACGCCAATCCGCTGGCGCAGCGAGTGCGATGATCCGGACAAGAGGAAACCGTTCTGATGCTGACCTCCATCCTGGCCTTCTTCCAGGCCCTCCCCGCCATCATGGGCGGTATCAACAATTTCACCAACAGGTACTACGACGCCAAGGTGCAGCTCTACGCGGCGCGCACGAACGGCGACGTAGAAGCTGCGAAGGCAATGTTGGCGGCTGAGCAGCAAGCTAACGCATTGAAGGTCTCCTGGTTGCAAGCAGTGGGGCATTCCCCAGTGTTGGCCTTTATAGTCATTGGCTTCGCGTTTCCATTCATCTTCTACCTGAACAAGGTCATTGTCTACGACATCTGCTTGGGCCTGGGCTCGACGCCCACTCTGAAATGGGACCAGCTGAACATCTGGGGAGACACCATCATCAAGGGTATCTTCATCACCACCGGTGGCGTTGCGTCCGTCACCGCGTGGGTGAACCGGAAGGACAAGTAATATGGAAGTGGGGGCAATGGAAGCTATCGCTGAGCGCGCTGCCAAGAAGGCGGTGCAGGAGGTGCTGCAGCACATCGGGGTGGACACGTCCAACCCGATCAAGACGCAGGCCGAGTTTGTCGCCATGCGCGAGCTCACCGTGCTGATGAAGGACGAGAAGATCGCGGCCGACCTGGAGTTCCTCCGGCGCCTGCGGACGGCCTCGGACGGCATACGCGACACCGCGTGGAAGACGGTCGCCAAGGTGCTGGTCACCGCCCTCCTGGGCGTTTTCGCCATCGGTACGAAGGACTGGTGGCTCACGCACTTGGGCAAGTGAGCTCGGCTCCTCGACCCTACTCAACCGGCCTACGGAGGGCGAGCAGACGTTCCCTGTGCAAGCCCAACAAGCTAGCGGCCGATGCTCGCCCTACTCGACCTACTCACCCTGTTTATCGGGAGAGCCACGAGCCCAGCGGGGAACGGCCCTCCCCTACCTTTCTCTCTTTCTCTAGAGAAGAAGAGTAGAGGTAGAGAAAGGGGGAGCGTCGAGCCGGAGGCCGTTGGGCTTGCAAGCAAATTGCGCGCTCGACCCTCCAGGAACCCGGTGAGCAAGGTCGAGCGCAGTGAGTACGCGATTGCGGGACGCCCCGGCGCTCCTGCAGGGTGTGTAGAGAAACGAGGAAGAAGCATGAGCGCCCTGGACTACCAGTACGAGACCACTCCACTCAGCCATCAGAAGCGCCTGTTCGAGGCCACCGCCTCGGCCGCCATTTATGCTGTGTTGTGGGAGCAGGGCACCGGCAAGACCAAGCCGACCATTGACACGTGCGCTTACCTGTACGAGGCCGGGGAGATCAACGCGCTCATCGTGGTGGCACCCAATGGCGTGCACCGCAACTGGAAGACGGACGAGCTCCCCAAGCATCTGCCCAAGCGTCTGCACAATAAGGTGCGGTGCGAGTTCTGGGACAGCCAGAAGGCAGGCAACAAGGGCTTCATCGCCAAGATGAAGCAGCTGCTGCTCCACGACGGCCTCGCGGTGCTGCTGTTGTCGTACGAAAACTTCACGACGGAGAAAGCCAAGAAATACGTCTGGAAGTTCCTGCGTCAGCGCAGGTGTATGTACGTGCTCGACGAGGCACACAAGATCAAGTCGCCCGGTGCCAAGCGCACCATCAGCATCGTGGCCTCCGGCCGCTACGCCAAATACAAGCGCATCCTCACTGGCACCCCGATCGGCAAGGGGCCGTTCGACATCTATGCACAGCTGAAGTTCCTGGACGAGGACTTCTGGAAGCCGCACGGCTTCGCGGACTTCAACGTGTTCAAGCAGCACTTCGGCAACTGGTTCACGGCCGAGGACTGCAAGCGGCTCAACGGCTACGACCCCGGCTACGACAAGCTGGACGGCTACGTCAATCTGGACGAGCTGCAGCGCATCGTGGACAGCATCTCTGACCGCGTGCTGAAGGAAGACGTGCTCGACCTTCCACCCAAGCTGTTCAGCAAGCGCTACTACGAGCTGAACGGCGAGCAGACCCGCGTCTACAGGGAGCTCGTGAACAACTATGAAGCTGAGTTCGAGGATGGAGCGCGAATTGACGGCGCTCTTGCGATTGTACGCCTGCTTCGTCTTCATCAGGTTTGTAGCGGCTATGCTTATACGGACGCTGATGACCCGGACGCAGAGCCTTTCCGCCTCCTGGGCAACCACAACCCGCTACTGGAAGGATGTTTGGAGTGGGCAGAAGCCCTGTCCCATCCCGCCATTATTTGGGCACGGTTCTCCAAGGACATCGACCAACTCATGGAAGCACTGGGGCCGAAAGGAGCCGTTCGCTACGACGGTAAGATCAGTGACGACGAGGCCGAACGCTCCAAGCTCGCCTTCCAAGCCGGGGACGCTCAATACTTCATCGGCAACGCCCAGAAGGGGGCCACCGGTCTGACGCTCATCCAGGCCAAGAGCGTTGGCTTCTACAACAACAGCTTCAACCTGATCGATCGGCTGCAGGCAGAGGACCGCGCGCACCGCATCGGCCAGGACGTGGCCGTGAACTACGTGGACTTCGAGGGCATGTTGCCCGACGGCAGGCCGACCGTCTCCGGCCAGATCATCAAGTCACTTCGCAAGAAATTTGACATCGCCTCCCAGATCACAGGCGACAAGCTCAAGGAATGGATATGACCGTCTACGTCGTTCAGAACACCCACTACAAGGACAAGCGTGACGGCAAGGTGAAGCCGAAGTTCGACTTCGCGCCTGCCGCTCAGTTCGGCGACATCCAGTTCCTGCTGGAGCCCGACGCCTCGCCCTTCGACCTCGCCCCGGTGCAGAAGGC